CAAATATTTTAGAAAGGAGTATTGTTATGATGTGGCAATTCCTTAATGATCGGTTATATCGGTCAAAGCATCAGCGGTTCTGGCACTTCGTATGCAAAGTGACAGGCAATGGTGATCTGCTGTAATTGATCACTAAATTCTAAGAAAGGAGGTCATTCAATGCCTAAAATCAATGAAGGTAAGTATTTTAGGGATGCATTTGCTTTGGATGATCCTAAAACAGCCCGAAACTTAAAGTCTTGGTTTGGCAAAGTGGAGAAGGGTAATGATGAAATCTACGACACACCGTTCGCCAAGGGTGAGTCAACTCCAGTTCTTCTAGAGAGATGGATTAGTTACCTAAAGTCGATTCGAAACGAATGGCCTTCGCTATTCGAATTCGAAATTGACCTCTCCAAGAAGGTCGGGCCAATGTCTATCGAGAAACCTCTCTCCGAAAGGCTCTCGGATATTGACTCTTACTATGAGGGTGTCCTCTTACCCTCAGAGCCCATTGATGATTCTGCAGTATCAGCAGTTATCAAAGAGCTTTCCAGTGTCAGGGGCCTGGAACCAAGGAATGTAAGGGCTACGGTTGAAAAGATGAAGAAGAGTACCAATTCTGGCTCACCGTACTTCACCAAGAAGAGAACTGTTGTGGATGAGACGATTCCATTTACTCTGAACGCCTACGGAGATGGAGTCTATCAAGCTCTACCAACAGGCAGTTATTCTGCGACTGCTATACTTGGTTGGCGTGGTCAGGAAGGTGGCCCAACACCAGACGATGTTAAGCAGAGGGTTATTTGGATGTTTCCCTTCTCCGTTAACATTGCTGAGTTACAAGTGTATCAACCATTGATTGAACAGATTCAAAAGTTCAATATCTTCTCCCCTTGGGTTGGGATGGAAGAAGTTGATGATCGGATCACCCGCATGTTCGACACAAAGCGGAAGTCTGATCTAGTCGTCTGCACCGACTTCACAAAGTTCGACCAACATTTTAATCCCGTGATGCAGAAAGCCGCTCTTCAGGTACTGACTGCAATTATGAACAACACGGATGAGTCCACACAATGGTTGAACAACGTGTTCCCAATCAAATATCAAATACCTCTAGCCTATGATTGGGGCAAGGTAAGATTTGGTTCACACGGCATGGGTTCTGGTTCTGGTGGTACCAATGCAGATGAAACCCTTGCTCATCGCGCTCTACAATACGAGGCAGCTCAAGCCGCAGGTGAACAGTTAAACCCAAATTCGCAGTGTCTTGGTGACGATGGATGTTTAACGTATCCTGGATGCACTGTGGATGACATTGTAAAAGCATACTCATCTCATGGACTTGAGATGAATCTGGATAAGCAGTATGCTTCTACTCAAGATTGCGTGTTTCTTAGGCGGTGGCACCACCAAAACTACCGCGTGGACGGGAGATGCGCTGGGGTATACTCAACATGCCGAGCTTTAGGTAGGTTGCGATATCTCGAAAGATACATGAACCCTAAATATTGGGACGCTAAGGCAGTGGCTCTTCGGCAGTTAGCGATTTTGGAGAATGTGAAGTACCATCCTCTAAAGGAAGAGTTCGTCAAGTTTTGCATGAAGAGGGATAAATATCGGTTAGGGCTAGATATCCCACATTTCTTCAGTGATATTCGGAGTATCGCTCAAGAGAAGATCGGTG